TGAATAAACTTATCAACAAGTATTTAACATCTATGGAGTTCTATGTCAACTTTACTCTTGATGAAAACTTTGAGGAAACAATTAAGTCAAGATATCGTGATGAGTTTACTTATGCATCTTTTAGTGAGGGTGAGAAAATGCGAATAGACCTTGCATTACTTTTTACTTGGAGAGCTGTTGCAAAGATGAAAAACTCTACAAATACAAATCTACTTATATTAGATGAAATATTTGACAGTTCACTTGACGGAACTGGAACAGATGAGTTTTTAAAAATATTGAATACACTAAGTGGAGAAAATGTGTTCGTAATAAGTCATAAACAAGATGTTCTTGTAGATAAGTTTAGAAGCACAATTAAATTTGAAAAGATAAGGAATTTTAGTAGGGTGGTAGTATAATGAATCAAAGTGAACGATTTTATCAATTGTTAGAAGAAATGAAGAAAACTCATAATGCAAAACGACATGACTATGCAACTGTAGAAGATGTATTTGCAAACTTTAGAACTTGTGAAATGGCTGGTATTCCAGCATGGAAAGGTTGTTGTGTTCGTATTGGAGATAAGTTTAGTCGTATTATGGGTTTTGCAAAGAAAGAAAAACTAGAAGTAAAAGATGAAAGTATTAAAGATACTTTAGTTGATATGGCAAACTATGCTCTAATTGCATTAATTCTTTACGAGGAAGAAAATGGGAAAAAGAAGTCAATATGTAAGAAGAGGTAGAGATTTTTATCCCACACCTTGGCAGGCCGTAGAACCTCTTATTCCACATCTACCAAAAAAGTTTGCATTTGCAGAACCTTGTGCTGGTGATGGTGCATTAGTAAATCACATTGAAACTTTGGTGGAGGATGGTTGGTGTTCGTGGGCGTCAGATATTGAACCACAGAAAAAAGATATTCACACTAAACACTTCAGAGATTTAGGTGAGAATGAATTTTTAGAATGTGATTATATTATTACAAATCCGCCTTGGGATAGAAAAATATTACATCCTATGATTGAATACTTTACTGCATTTAGGCCGACATGGTTATTGTTTGATTCTGATTGGATGCATACTAAACAAAGTGTTCAGTATTTACCTTTACTAAAAAAGATAGTTAGTGTGGGTAGGATTCAATGGATACCAGATACTAAAAGCACAGGCAAAGAAAATTGTTGTTGGTATCTATTTGACAAAAGTGATTCGCAAGTGATTCGCTTCATTGGTAGAAAGTAATAAAACTAAGTCATTGATTTTATTGAATATTTTTAGGTGACTTGACATACTTTAATTTCTGTGTTACTCTATATACATAATAGAGAAAGAGATTGAATATGAGAGATTTATCAACACTTGCGAAATTACTTGCTGAAGAAGATATTCATGTAGTTCATAGAAATCAACAAACTGCAATGTTTGATGTTAAGAATAGAGAACTGTCGCTTCCAATTTGGAAAGATATGTCTAAGAATATTCAAGACTTGATGACGTTACATGAGGTTGGTCATGCTTTATGGACTCCACTAGAAATGATGGAGCAAGTTAAAGAAGAAAAGATTGAGTTTTCTTTTGTTAATGTTTTAGAAGATGTTAGAATTGAAAAGTTAGTCCAAAAGAAATATCCAGGCTCAGTTAGAGTATTTAACAAAGGTTATAAAGAGTTAATCGCACAAAACTTTTTTGAGACAGTTGGTAAAGATATTGCAAAATACAATCTTATAGATAGAATTAATTTACATTTTAAACATCATATAGATGTTCCATTTTCAGATGCAGAAAAAGTCTGGGTTCAAAAAGCAAATCAAACTAAGACTCCTCAAGATGTTATAGACCTTGCAAAAGAGTTATACGAATACGTTTCTGAGAACAAAGAATCACAAGGTGAAAATCAAGAACAACAAAATGCTAGTGGTAATGATGGAAATAATCAAGTTGATACAGTTCCTAGTCCTAGTGCTGGTCAAGATAAAGAAACTTCAGAAGTAATGAAAGAATTAGGATTGGAAGAATCAGAAGAGTCAGAAGAGTCAGATGACGAAAGTTCTAGTTCTGATAGTTCTGATGATAGTGTAGAAGATTCTGAAAAAGATGAAACCAAAAATGCTGGTTCTGATACTGATAAAACTGATGATAGTAAAGACGAAGAAAAAACAGAAAAATCAACAAGTGGTTCTGAGGGTGGTAAGTCTGATGGGCCTGTCGCTTCTACTGACTATGCTTGGAACGAGTCATCTAAGAAACTTTTAGATGATAATGGAAAAGATTATAAAACTGCTTTTATTCCAGAGATGGATTTGAAAAAAACAATAGTTCCTATTTCTAAAGTTTTAGAAGATTTAAATGATTGGTATAAAAAAGAAAGTCAATACGAAGATAGATATTTCAACAAGACAAAAGAAGAACTTGAAAAGTCTAAAAACGATAGCAAGAAAACTGTTGCCTATATGGTCAAAGAGTTTGAGATGAAAAAGTCTGCTGATGCTTATGCAAGAGCGACCACTTCAAAAACTGGTATGCTTGATATGGGTCAGTTACATACTTACAAGTTTAATGATGATATATTTGCAAAAGTTACCACATTGCCTGGGGCAAAAAATCATGGATTAGTAATGTTCTTAGATTGGTCTGGGTCAATGGCTGGAAACTTAAAGGGAACTTTAAATCAGTTATATAATTTGATTTGGTTTTGTAAGAAAGTAAATATCCCTTTTGATGTTTATGCTTTTACAGATTTATATAAAAGATATGTTGATAGAGATACTAAAATCCAAGAGTTTAGGTCTGGTGAGTTAGATGTAAATGACCTTAGATTATTACATTTCTTTTCAGACAAAATGAAAAACAATCAAGAGTTTAACATGATGCATAATCTTTACATGATTGCTTCTCAATGGACTTATAGAGATTGGAGAACTGATGGTTATCCATATAAATGTCCAACACATTATAATTTAGGTGGAACTCCACTAAACTCTGCAATTATCTCTGCAATGCAAATAGTGCCAGAGTTCAAAAACTCAAGAGGTATTCAGAAAGTTCATACTGTATTTCTTACTGATGGTTCTAGTAATGACGTTAGAAAGTTTGTTATGTTCAAAAGAGATGAAAAGTGGATTGAGGGTAATGAGGGTGTAAGTAATTGTTATGGAAAAACAGTAACAACTTATATTGATAAGAAAAATGGAAATAAAGTTGTTTCAGAAAAAAGTTCAAGACAAGACCAAACTGAGGCTTTGTTAGAGTTGTTAAGACAAAAAGTTTCAGACATGAGTTTAGTAAACTTCTTTATCGCTGGGTCTGGAAGAAAAGGTAATGTTTCTGAAGATAATGTCAGATATGTTATGGGATACAATGTCGGTTGGAGAGAATCTGCCGAGATGGTAAAAAAGATTAGAAAAGAAAATGTAGCAATTATTCCAAAGGCTCTAGGTTTTGATACCACTTACTTGTTGCCTGGATTAGGTAATTTAGATATGGACTCAGAACTTGATTTAGAAGATGGAGTTACTTATAACAAAGGTCAACTAAAACGTGCCTTTGCAAAAATGTCTAATGCAAAAATTGTCAATAGACCATTACTTAATAACTTTATAAAGATGGTTGCTTAATGACAAGTGATTCGCAAAAAATTAAAAATAATAAATTTAGCCCCTATATAAAATTGAATAAAAACAATGACTTATATAGGGACTTGACAAGTCTAAATTATTGTGTTAGCTTAAAGGTATGATGAAAATAGAGAGAAAGGTTTAATTATGAAAGCAATTGAAAGTTTTATCATAGAAGCCGCCAATGAGTTTGGTGGTGGTTCTGAAATCACAGAGACTCAAGTTAAGTCTATTGTGAAAAAAATAGGTAGGAGTGGTTTTGGTGTTGGACATATCAAACAATCTAAAATGTATCAAGATGGTAAATTTACTTTGCCTGTTGATGTTCCTAGTATTCCACAACCAACAGTTATTCCACAACCAACAGTTGTTCAAGAACAACCACAAAGTGTTGTAAATTTGGTTGCAACTAATATGGAAAAACAAAATTTAGTTCCAAGTAAGTTTGAGGGTTTTGTGCCTTGGGGACATTTCAAGGATATTAAACAGATTGTAAAGTCTGGAATATTCTATCCAGTTTTTGTTACTGGCTTGTCTGGTAATGGTAAAACTCTTATGATTGAACAAGTTCACTCTGATATGAAAAAAGAATTAATCAGAGTTAATATCACTATCGAAACTGACGAAGATGATTTACTTGGTGGTTTTAGATTGGTTAATGGTGAAACTAAGTTTGTGCCTGGGCCAGTTATCGAAGCGATGGAAAGAGGTTGCACTCTTTTATTAGATGAGTGTGATTTAGGTTCTAACAAGTTAATGTGTTTACAACCAGTTCTTGAGGGTAAAGGTGTTTACTTGAAAAAAGTAAACAAGTGGGTTACTCCTAAAGATGGTTTCAATGTGATGGCTACTGCCAATACTAAAGGTAAAGGTTCAGAAGATGGTAGATTCATTGGAACTAACATTTTGAATGAGGCCTTCCTTGAGAGGTTTGCAATCACTATCGAACAACCATATCCTGCTAGTTCAGTAGAACAAAAGATTGTTTTAGGTTCTATGAAAAAGTATGGTTCTGTAGATGATGACTTTGCCAAGAACTTGGTTACTTGGTCAGAAGTGATTAGAAAAACTTTCTTTGATGGTGGAGTTGATGAGTTGATATCAACTAGAAGATTAGACCACATTGCAAAGTCTTTTTCAATCTTCAAAGATAAAAAGAAGTCAATCGAACTTTGTGTTGCAAGGTTTGATGATGACACAAAAGATTCTTTCTTGGACTTATACTCCAAGATTGATGCTGGGATTAATCCTCTAGAAGAAAAAATAGAGGAAGATATTCCAACTGAAGAACCTCAGTTCTAGGTTCAAAAAAAAAGTTAATGTAGGGGTTGTAATCTAGGGTTACAATCCTTATATATAATATAGACAACGCCATAATGGGTTGTCGTTTTAATCTTGCTTTTATAAGGAGAAAAAAATGGTAAGAACTAATTTAAGTCTATTCGACAATTTCAATCAATTAACGCCTTATGCTGTTGGCTTCGATAGAGTTTTCGACCAACTACAAAACTATGTAGACAACAATTCTACATCAACAGGCTACCCACCTTACAACATTAGAAAAGATGGTGAGTATAATTATGATATTGAAATGGCACTTGCAGGCTTCAGTAAAAAAGATATTGAAGTTGAAGTTGCAGATGGTGTATTAACTATTCGTTCAGTAAAAGAGAATGAAGATGATGAAAACAATTTGTATAGAGGAATCTCATATAGAAAGTTTAATCGAAAGTTTACACTTGCAGATGACATTATTGTCAAAGATGCCAAACTACAAGATGGTCTTTTGAAAATTTCTTTGGAGAAGATTATTCCAGAGGAAAAGAAACCAAGACTCATTACAATTAAATAAAAAAAATAACAAAGAGGGGTTGACAAACAATCCCTCTTTGTGTTACTATAGTGACAATAACAAATCTAAATTTAGATAAGGAGCCTATATTATGGGATTAAAAATGTTTGATTTACCACCAGATGGTATACAAGATGGCGCAGAAGCCAAAATAGATAAAGAACAATCTACTTCATCTGAAGTAAAACCAGAAATTATTACAGAACAAGTTTCTCCAGATGACCCACCAAAGAAAAAAGTTAAAATGCCAGATGGTCAAACATACCCAGAGGGTTCTGAAGAATATGAAAGAATTGTAAAAGAACATAATTTAGAAAAGCCAGGTATTACTGCTGCTATGAGAACTAAACTTGCAGTTCACATGATGAAAGTAGAGATACCTCTAACTGTTATTGATGAACTTAATGACCATATTGATAAAGTGGTTATTCCAGCAAATGATGATTATTCAGATGGATTAGTTGGACAAATCAATCGTGATAAAAGGTCTGCACAACTTAACTTTGATTTATTTGATGGTGGTGTTGGTTCTGAATTTAAAAAGATACTTGACTCATCATGTAAGTCTTTTTTACGACATGGTTGGGGTCAAGATGTAACTGCTGATGCATTTGAAGCATGGACAGTTCATAGTTACGCTGGTGATTATAATCCGTTACACGACCATGGCTGTAGAACTGAGGCAGGACTTTCAATGATACTATATCTAAAAGTTCCAGAGTGTATTCAAAAATTACCAGACCCATCAGAACTTGGTGGTGGAGTTGATATTAATCATGCGAGTGGAGTTGTAGATGGTTATACTTATTTCACTTGGGGAAATAATAATATGAGAGATGTTGTTGCATTAAAGCCTGTTACAGAAGAATATGTAAAACCAGAAGCTGGAACTCTTATTCTTTTTCCAAATTGGTTAAGACATTCTGTTAATCCATTTTTTGGTGAGGGTGAAAGAAGAACTTTTTCATCAAATGTAAATCTCTTTAATAATCAAAATTTTAAAGTAAAAGGTAAATCCTTTGGAGATATGACATCAGAAGAAAAAGAAAATGTTATATCACAGTTTCGTGGTAGAAAAAAAGTAAATAAAATAACTGGAGAGGAAGTTAAATAGTGATAGATTACAAATATGATGAAGATAAGACTTTGACAGAGTTGAAGTCTTATATTGACCGAACATATAAAGAACATTATAGTCAGAACAAGTTTCAGGCTACTGAGTTCATTATTGATAGTGGTCATGGTGAGGGTTTCTGTATCGGTAACATACTCAAGTATGCACAACGATATGGAAAAAAGAATGGCAAGGACAGAAATGACTTGTTAAAAGTAATACATTATGGTATTATCGCATTAAATGTAGATAAATTGGAGAAACGAAATGAAACTAAGTAATCACACAACTTCTGTATTGAAGAACTTTTCAACGATAAATCAAAACCTTGTTATTAAACAAGGTAGTGAAATGACAACAATGTCTGCTATGAAAAACATTGTTGCTCGTGCAACTGTGGAAGAAACATTTCCACAAGAAATTGCAATATATGACCTCAACGAATTTCTAGGAGCTCTGTCTTTATTTTCAGAACCTATCCTAGATTTTTCTGATTCATATGTAACAATAACTGAAGAGAATAATCCATCTACAAAGATGAAGTATTTTTATTCAGACCCATCAGTAGTTACAAGTCCTAGTAAAATGATTACTATGCCTTCTAATGAAGTTAAGTTTACAATGAGTAATGAAGATTTGTCTAAACTCAAAAGAGCTGCATCTGCCATTGGAGCGCCTGATATGGTGTTAGAAAAAAATGGTAGTGGTTCTTCACTTACAGTAAAAAACAAAAAGAATGATACTGCAAATAACTATTCTCTAGATGTCGATACTCAAAGTGATGGTGAGTTTAACTTTTTCTTTAAAGTAGAAAATCTTAAATTACTTGATGGAACTTATGATGTAGAGGTTTCCTCTAAAAATATAAGTCATTATAAAAACAAGAGTAGTGATATAGAATACTGGATTGCACTTGAGCCTGAATCAACTTACAAAGTTTAATTTAGGAGATTTATATTATGGAAACTTTTTTGTGGGTCGAAAAATATCGACCTAATGCTATTCGTGATTGTATATTACCAGATGAACTAAAAAAGACTTTTGGATTATTTGTTCAAGATAAACATATACCTAACTTGATTTTAAGTGGTGGGCCTGGTGTAGGTAAAACCACAGTTGCAAAAGCAATGATAAAAGAAATCGGTTCAACGTATATGATGATAAATGGTTCTGAAGAATCTGGTATTGATATTTTACGAACTAAGATTAAAAACTTTGCATCTACTGTATCTCTTGAGGGTGGTAGAAAGTATCTAATTATTGATGAAGCAGATTATCTAAATCCTCAATCAACTCAACCAGCACTTCGTGGTTTTATGGAAGAGTTTCATCAGAACTGTGGATTTATACTAACTTGTAATTTCAAGAATAGATTGATACCACCATTACATTCAAGATGTAGTGTAGTAGATTTTATTATTCCAAATGAACAGAAACCAAAACTTGCAAGTAGATTCTTTGCAAGAGTTGGAGATATTCTAAATAGTGAGGGAGTAAAGTTTGAACCCAAAGCTGTTGCAGAACTTATGAATAAATTCTTTCCAGATTGGAGAAGAGTTTTAAATGAGTTACAAAGATATTCTACATCTGGTCAAATAGATGCTGGTGTTCTAGTAAATCTAACGGAGAATAATTTAAGTGAACTTTATAGAAATCTTAAAGACAAAAATATTACCGAAGTTCGTAAGTGGGTTGTCAACAATCTTGATAATGACCCAGTTCGTATTTATCGTAGGGTTTACGATTCCCTTTATGATTATTTGGACAGTTCTACTATTCCCCATGCTGTTGTTATACTTGGTGAATATCAATACAAGTCAGCCTTTGTTGCCGACCAAGAAATAAACCTACTTGCATTTTTTACAGAGTTGATGGGCCAGGTAAAGTTCAAATGAGTTATGAACTAAAAGAATACCTAAATGCAATCAACTATGAAAAGAAAAATCTGATGGACACAGATGATGAAATGTGGGAAAAGAAATATGCACCTTTCATTGTCAATAAATGTCTTGCACCATTTCCAGATACTATCATGCTTGTCAATGAGATGAATAAACTTCATCACTTAGATAAAAAGTTGCAGTTTGACTTTTTACTAAATAGTGTTAGAACAAGGAAAAGATATACTCCTTGGCTGAAGGCGAGTAAACTAAAAGACATAGAGTATGTTAAAGAGTATTATGGATATAATAATGAAAAAGCAAAGTCTGCTCTTAACTTACTTAGTGATGAACAAATAAAAACTATTAAAGATAGTTTGAATAAAGGTGGAAAAAATGGAAAGTGTTAATTGGACACAAGAGCAAATGCTTGAAGTTGAACTAAAAGAACCAGATGACTTCTTAAAGATTCGTGAAACTCTATCACGAATAGGTGTCGCTTCTAGAAAAGACAAAGTATTATATCAATCTTGTCATATCCTACATAAACAAGGTAAATATTTTATCGTGCATTTTAAAGAACTATTTGCACTTGATGGTAAACAAACTAATCTATCAGAGAATGATATTGCAAGACGAAACACAATATCAAAATTATTGAGTGATTGGGGTTTGGTAAAAGTAAAGGGTGAAACAGACCCAGCTGCACCACTAAGTCAAATAAAGATTATTTCATTCAAAGACAAAAATGATTGGACACTAGAAACTAAATACAATATAGGTAAAAAACGAGAGGTTTAGTTTTGGAAAAATTCAGTTCATTTATTACGGAACAGAAAGAAGAGCCGTATAAACTCATTGTATTTAATAACTCAACAGAAAAAAGGCGTGATGTTGGTGACACATCAAATAGTGAATTTAATTTATTAATAAATTCAGCTAAAAAGGTTGGAGTTGAAATATACAATGTGGATTATGTTGGACTTTTTATTTCTGAAACAAATGAAAAATTGTTTTTGAACTCTTTTGACTTTGATAAAAATGGTGAGGCTATTCTACCAAAAGAAAATGGAGAAAAAAAATATCAAAAACCGATAGAAATTAATCCAAAGAATACTTTACTTTTTGCCAGAGGATTAGGAACTTATGGATATACAGCAAATAGAAGATACGTTGATTATATAAGACTATTAGAGGATAAAGGTTTTAAAACTATACCATCTGTAAAGACATGGGATTTATGTTCAAGTAAATATTACTGTGATAAGTTATTTATGGAAAATAAATTAAGAACACCTAAAACTTTACCAATAACTTATTCTGATGATACAGAGAGAGTTATAAAAGATGGTGGATTAAAATTTCCATTAATATTAAAAGCATCAAGTGGAAGTCAAACTGGTGTTGGAGTTATTATAGCTGAGAGTTTGAGGTCTTTACATCCAACAGTTCAAATGCTTAGTTTTTTAAATGAACATATAGATTTGTTACTTCAAGAGTATATTAAGATTGATTATGATATTAGAGTTTTAGTATCAAATGGTGAGGTAATTGCTTCAATGAAAAGAAATGTAATGTCAGATGACATAAGAAGTAATGCATCTTTAGGAGCTAAAACTGAGTCCATTGAACTTACAGATATAGAAAAAGAAGTATCACTCAAAGTCGCAAAGTTAGTAGACGGCGATTTAGTGGGTGTTGATTTATTACCAGCAAAAAATAGAGAAACAGAACAACCATACATACTTGAGGTAAATGGAACGCCAGGGCTTGGTGGTATTGAAGAGGTTACAAAAGGTAAAAGTGTAACACAAGAAATATTTAAAACTTATTTAAACAGAGATAATTGGAATGAGAGATAATTATAGGCCTCTACCTAGTAACCTCACAATTAAATTATCAGACATAGAGGGTTTTGGGATATTTGCCACAGAAAACATAGATAAAAAAACAGATTTAGGTTTATCACATATAACTT